CGAGCTGCCGCCTCGTCTGTCACCGGAGCTGCCGCCGATGTTCATCGCCATCGTCTTGGAACCGTCGGACTTGTCGGGCGCGTTCACAGGCATGGGAACCTCCTCAGTAACCGTAGTAGCCAGGTGAAACTGTATTAACCGGCGGCGTCTGCCACGTCGCCACATCAGGCGCCGGCGCCTGGTTGCCCCACGACCAATTGAGCGGCGCTGGTGAAGTGGTGTTATCCAGCGCGGTAGCCGGTGGCGCTGTCGGGACCATAGTCGATGGAGCAGCCATCGCGCCGGTGTAATCCGGCAGCGGGCGGTCCCATGACGGCACGCTAGTCCCTACGTAGGGATCGTGGTCGACCGTGGTGAGAGTCACCGCAGGCTGTGGAAACGGATCGTGCTCGACCGGAGTAACAACCGCCGGCGCGTAGGGGTCGTGCTCCACCGGGGTCAGCGTCATCGGCGCGCCCGCCTGCGCCGTCTGCACTGGCGGGGCATAGCTCACCCCAGGAACGACTTTATCCCCGAATATGAAGTTACCTAAAATACTACCCTGCAACGTCCCCGGATGAACCACAAGCTGATCGGCGGGGGCTGGGTAGCCGGGCATTTCCGTCGGCAGCTGATCCTGGTTAGGTTCCTCCGATCCCTGCCGCGCCTCGACCTCGCCGGATGTCCGGGAGTAATCATCAAAGGCTTTTTGCCATTCCGGGCTGCCCGGTTTTAGCTGAGCAACACCTGGCGGATAGTATCGCTCGAGGTGAGTGCCCGGGCCAAACTCCTCACTAGCTTGTATCCCGTGCTGCAGCTCGTGCTTTAGATTGACCAGGAGATCCTGCTCAGTAGCACCCTCGGCGAGGCGCACGGTGTTGTTATTAGGGTTATAGTCAGCAACCGCGCCGGTCGCTTGGGTTATTTCCCGTGGCAAACGGGAAACAGTGGCGTTTTTCAGCTCGGGGTACAGCGCATAAAGATCAGGATGATCGAATACCTGAGATATCCTAAACTCCCTCCCCGGCATTAGATCGAACCGCTCGGGGTGCGTCGCGTCGAACTCGGCCTGTTCTTTTGGACCCATGCTTTGGCCGCTGCCTCCGGTCCGATAAACCAGAAAAGCATCGCGGTTGAGCTTGGCGTCACTGTCGTGAAGTATCCATTTCCACTTCTCGTCGGGGGCATGATACCACCCAGTAGCCTGGAATATGGTCTGCGGATCTTTACCCTGTTTCTCCATCTGCTGTGCCGCATCAAGCGGCATGCCCGGGCCGAGGTCGCTGGAAAGACGAGATTTATTAACCCTGTCAGCGCGCACCGCACCATGCTCGCCGCCCATCATCGCTTGGGCCGGGTTACTGGCCAGCACCGCACCGGCGACGGCACCGGCACCGGCGACGGCACCGCCGACGCCAGCCGCCGCGCCGGTTAAATTCGTCGGTGTCATGGAGCGTGCGACGCTCGGCGGCACGCTACTCTCAGCAAGGCTTTGAGTAGCATGCGCGGTGACCCGGCCGCGCGGGTCGGAAAGCAACCAGGCTTCACCTGGCTGCGACGGCGGCACCACGTTGTAACCCTTGCCTAGAGAATAGGGCTGTGGCCCCGCAGGCTGCGCCGTGGGCGCAACCGGGGTGTAGTTGTAGGGCGACCACGCCGCCGGCGCGGCCGGCGCAAGCGCACGGGTGGGCGCAGGCGCCGGCCGCGCCCCACCACGCCGCGTCATAACCCCCGACGCCGTCATGCCGTAGCGCTGCGTCGGGGTCATCGCGGCGGGACGCTCGGTTGGATCGAGCGCGGCAGCAGGATCAGTCGGATCGAAGGCACGCGGCGGACCGGGCGCGTTGGGTGCGCTCAGCACGTCCTGCATGCGCTCGAGCACGTCGGCCATCTCAATGGACCATCATGTACTTGCCCTGCCGGCCGGGGCGCGGATCGGGCACGTAGTGATTGCCGTCGGGCGCGAAGCGTGCGCCGGGAAGCGGTGGGGGCGGGGGCGCCTGGTCTTGACCCTGGGCTGCAGGCGCGGGGCCGGGAGGAACCTGCCCCGCTTGTCCACCAGGCGCCCCACCCGAAGGGGCGCCCCCAGCGCGACCCCCCTGGGCTTTCGCCGCCGCAAGCCCGAGCTGCATCTGTTGGGCTGCAGCCTGGGTCTGCTTCTGCTGCGCCGCCTCCTGCTGCACCGTGTCGTCGTCCGGCACGACGTCGTCGCCGAGACCGAGACCGGTGGCAAGCGAGCGCAATACACGAGCGCGTCCGACCTCGCCGACGATCTGCGCGTCGATCGGGTTGCCGGTGATCTGCAGGAACTGCAGCTGCTTCTGCTGCTCGGTCTCCTTCTGAAGGGCGACGACGACGCCGTTGACCTGAACCTGCTCGTCACCCGACAGGATGCCGGTGTCGTCGGTCAGCATGATCATGTCGTAGAGGCCGTCGAGCACCCCCTTCATAACGTCGAGGTCGATATTGGCGGCGACGGTCTGTAATACTTTCTGGGCGTTGCCCATCAGCATAGAAAGACCGGAGGCGGTCCGGCCGGCGCCGCCCTTGAGGCTCTCGCCGGTGGTGTAGCGCGGGATCGCGCTGATATCGTCGCCCATCCCGTTGACCGCCGAGTAGATCGCCATCAGCTCCTGGGCGTTGGACCCGGGCTGAAAAAAGGTCACCGGCTCGCGGTTGTTGCCAAGCGGGTCGCTGACCACCTTCCACCGCTTCCACGGGTAGAGCTGGTCCTCGTTGACGGTAGGATCAAGTAATTCTGTGTTGATAACTACCTGCGGGCCGCTGGCGATACTTATGTTATTCACTAGTGCGCGCAGCGTAGCATTACCTATTTCTTGCAGATCCCCCAAGATATCGGGCAGACCGTGGCCGGCGATGGTGCCGGGAACCTTCTCGAACGAGCTGACAAAATACGGGTGCCGCTTGCGCGGGCTAGGATTGATCTGGGTCTTGATGGTATGCCGCCCAACAACCCAGCTCTGCACCATGTAGTCCCGTGTCGGATCGGGCACCTGATCCGGCCCGACCCCCTGATCGAGCAGCATCGAACCTTGAATATTACCGTGATACTCAAGCCCGTCGATGAGATGTGTCTCGTTACGCTGCGGCGCCTCGCGCCCGGCGTTGAGCGCTTGCTGAGTATCGGGAGCATCCAGCCGGTCCCGCAGACCAGTCGCGTAATCGTCAAGCGCGCCACGAATAGCTTGATCGTTAAACCCAGGCAGACCTAGAAGATCATTCAGGTCAGCGCGACTGAACTTCTTACGCTCGATGCACTCCGCGTCCTCGATATAGGCCGACCCTGGCGACCAGTAGAAGTTAAACGGGTCGACACGCTCCCAGAACATCTGCGGCACGGTCTGCATCGTCGGCTGCTTGCCCTGCCAGACAAGCTTAGGCACCATCCTGACCACTGGACCCTTAAGCACCGCGAAGGGGTAGAGCGCGATGTCCACCAGGAACTCGGCGAGCGCGTCGTAGAACTTCCCAGCTATGAGGATGTCGTCGATCTTGTCGGCCGCCGCCTCGGCCTGGGACTGCGCGACGCGCTTAGCCGCCGCCGTGGCCTGCCGCACCAAGCCGATATACCTGGCGTGCAGGTCGCTCGGCATCGCCGGCTGGCCAGCGAAGCGCAGCTGCTGCGCCTCGACCTGAATGAGATTGACGATGGCCATCATCGCGTCCGGGCTTACCGGCGGGTCGGGCTGCGGCTCGATCGACCACGGTCGCTCGGCGCCGAGGTAAACGTCACGAAGCAACGATGTTGCTCCGCGACATTTAACAGCGACCATGCGCGAATAGACCTCGGACCCGCCAAAGCGCCTGATCTCCACAAGCTTAGCTGGGTCGTACTGCCCCTCGAACATGCGCTGGGCGCGCAGCAATCTTTCGTTCAGCGGGTTCTGCCCGCTGTTGCGGGCGTTCCGGAAGGCTTCCCAGCGCTGCCTGATATAGGCCCCGAGGTCGTCGGGGAGCGGCTGTGGGCGCGCTGCGGCCGAGGCCGCAGCGAGCTGCGAGGCCTCGCTGGTGTCGAGGTCGGCGGGGGAGACCACCCGCAGAAACCCGGTCGCGCCTCTTCCTCCGCCTAAAGCGGAGAAAGATTGCGGACCCGGTGTCGGCAGCGCAGGCGGCAACGCCCGACCCCCTACCAAATATAGTTACTATAGGATATACACAGCCAGCTATACCCACGCAAGTTTATAGATATGAGCGTTGCAGACCAGGAAGCAGAGCTGGACGATATCATCGATCGCGTGCTCGTCCTCTCGGACAACCCGGACGTCGAAGACGCGCTGATCCTGCGCCTGCAATACGACATCGCGGCGAAGATCCATCTCCCCGAGGAAATCGTCCGGCGCTACGGCCTGCCGGACCTGGATGCCTTGAAGGAATATCTGGTCCAGCACCCGCAGGTAGTGTTTGGCGCTAAAAAACTCCGGGCGCTGTTCGAGAGCGGCGAGGGGGTGGAAGCCCGCATGCGGGCCAAGTTTCAGTTCGCCACCGAGGACTGCATCCCGGTGATCAGCCAGCTGGTAAACAACCCGAGCACGCCTGTGGCGGCGCGCATCGACGGGTTCAAGCAATTACAAAGAGGGGCGGGCGCCGACGGCGCCGGCCGCGCCGAAGGACGTGGACCCTTGAGCAGCGGGCAAAGTTTCGTACTGAACATCTTCCTCGATCCGAAGCACCGCACGACGATCTCGGGGACAACAGTAGATAACCCCGGGGATATCCCGGGAGCCTACGATCCACCCAGGCTCAGCCTGGGTGAAGAGGGTGAGGAACCCGATGAGGAAGCGGATGTGTAAACTCCCTACCGTAGGGAGCGGGGGGAAATAAATGAGCGACGATGACCTCGACGCGTTCTGGTTGTATCTCGTGCTGTTCACGCTTCTGATCTTCGTCGTCTAACGCATGGACTATCACGCTCCCCCCACCGTCGCCGCGTTCATGCTGGATAGCAAGACGCGGATCAGGACCTTGGTGGGACCGCTAGGGTCCGGCAAGACGATGGGCTGCGTGATGGAGCTGCTAAAGCGCGGCTGCGAGCAGCAGCCCCATAACGGCGTGCGCTACACCAGGTTCGCGTTGATCAGGAATACCTTACAGCAGCTCCGCCAGACAGTGCTCGCAGATGCACTGCAGTACCTCGGGCCGTGCGCCCATTTCTACACCACGGACTCGACCTTGCAGGTCAGGCTCCGCCTGCCTGACGGGACGGGGGTGCACTCCGACTGGCCGCTCATTCCTCTTGATAGTAAAGAGGATGTGCGGAGGTTGCTGTCCATGCAGCTCACCGGCGCTTATGTGAATGAACTACGAGAAGTTCCTTTTGAGATTATCAGGCCGCTGCTGGGAAGATGCGGAAGATATCCAAGCAAAGCTCTTGGGGGAGCTACCTGGAGGGGGATAATTTGCGACACCAACCCGTGGGATACCGACAGCCCGTATCACGACCGGATGGTGCTCAACCCGAAGCCCACCTGGAAATTATATCACCAACCCTCGGGCATAAGCTCCGACGGGGAAAACACCGAGAACCTGCCCGACGGCTATTACGCAGACCTGATGGAAGACCACGACGTGGACTGGGCGTCGGTCCATGTCGAGAGCCAGTGGGGGACTTCCAACGCCGGGCAGGCGGTGTTCCGAAAAACCTTTCACGCACCGACCCACGTCAAGGATATGGGAGTAATCGTAAATCCCAATAAGCCAGTGATGATCGGCCTGGACTTTGGCAGAACCCCCTGCGCAATCATCGGTCAGCACGATAATTTTGGTCGCGCAATCATCATGAAAGAAGTTGTTACGGAAGGTATGGGTTTAATTCAGATGATCGAGGAGCATCTTAAACCAGTACTCCTCGCGCCGCCGTTCGCAGGAAAAAGAGTTTTTGTCGTAGCGGACCCCGCCGGGGCGCAGCGCTCGCAGCTCAGCGAAGAGACGGCGTTCATGGTGCTTAAAGATCAAGGATTTTTAGCTTATCCTGCTTCTACTAATTCTATAGATCTAAGGTTACTAGCAGTAGAAAAACTACTCCGCCAGCAAATATTAGGGGAACCTGCTCTACAGATTAGTAGAGCAGGTTGCCCAATACTTATTACGTCCCTCGGTAATAAGTACCGCTACCGGCGTCGTCGAGATTGCAATCAAGACGATAACCCCGAGAAGCTCCAACC